ACTCTCCGTGAAATACAGGTTAGTTGATCGTTAAAGTGAACACTGTTCACTGTTTGGGAAGAAGGTGTTATTTTGACCGAAGAAGAGCGTTTTAGTGAGATTCCCCCTGGAATCGCCAATAATGAGGTCCTGCGAGGTGTGTGGTCCGAGCTTGTGGGTATGATGCCCAAGGAAGTCCTCGATAACCTCGATGAGATGGATGGCCTGTTTATTGAGGCTATGTGTAGGCATTATGCTATTGCAAGAAAAGCCTCGAATGAGGTTATTTCAGCTGATTCGGTATTGGTTACTGATAACCCCAATCACAGGATGCAGAAGCACCCTGCTGAGGTTATTTTCCGGTCACAATCTCAGGCATTCCTTGCTTATATGAAAGAGGCTGGATGGACGCCTAAAGCAAGGAATTCGGGTAAGAATAAAGACACTGATAACCCATTCCTTATGTGAATACAACACAATGAATAATGTAATCCCTGATGAGATTAAAGAGTATTTAATCAGTAGGAAGCTAGACATACCTGAAAGGGGACCACACCTCAAGTGCCCTGACCCTGGTGGTGTGGTCCACGGTATGCAAGTGCGATTTAACCCGAAGAGCGTAGATCATGCTCTTCGGGTTATTTCTGCTTTAAGGCATACTAAAGGTAGGTGGGCAGGTAAGCCCCTTAAGCTAACTAATGTCCAGATAGCCTACATTGTGGCCCCGTTGTTTGGCTGGCAAGTCTATGACGATTCTTTAGGGCGATGGCTGAGACTGTATAGAGATGCCTATATTGAAATGCCCCGTAAAGGAGCTAAGTCCACACTGGCTAGTGCACTAGCCATGGTGCTCGCTTTCGGGGATCATGAGGGGGGCGCTGAAGTCATTATTGGTGCAGCGTCTAGAGATCAAGCGGGGGCATGCTTCACACCCCTTAAGCAACTTGTCGACAACTCTCCATTACTGAAACAGGCGGGTATCAGGTCACTTCATAATTCAATCAAGCAGGATAGGACGTCTAGCGTAATCAAGGTCGTCTCTAGCAAGGGTGACCTAGCGCACGGCGCCAACCTGCACGGGGCTATTTGTGATGAGCTTCACGTGCATAAGTCTCTGTCCCTGTTGGAGGCTATGGAGACAGGTACTGGTGCTCGTGAGCAGCCCCTGACGATGGTGATTACCACAGCTGATGACGGCAGTGTGGGCACGCCCTATGACCAGCGCCGAGAGCTAGTAGACAACATATGTAAGGGGGTTGTAGAAGCCCCTCGATCATTCTGTGTGGTGTGGTCTGCTTCCCCTGAGGATGACCCCTGGTCAGAAGAGACGTGGGCTAAGGCTAATCCCTTATATCCCGTAACTCCATCCCGGGCATTTATGCAGTCAGCTGCGGACAAAGCTAAGACTGACCCTGTGGCTAAGGCCAGCTTCCTGAGACTGCATCTAGGCATCAGGGGCAGGCTGGATGAGTCGTGGATCAGCAGGGCTGACTGGATGAAGGGGGCTGTGGCTCAGCTGGACATTGAGGGTAGACAGTGCTATGGAGGCCTGGACCTTGCAGCTGTGTCGGATCTTACAGCACTGGTGTGGTTGTTCCCTGCCGAGGACGGCACGTACCAGATACTGCCTAGATTCTTTCTGCCTGAGGCTGCGCTAGCTGAACTGGACAGGGCCACGTACCGTAATGCGTCTGTGTGGGCTAATAGAGGGTTGATTAAGCTTACTCCTGGTAATGTCACTGATTATGATTTTGTTAAAGCTCAGATTGATGAGGACGCTAAGCATTACGACATTCAGTGCATAGGGTTCGACCCGTGGAATGCTACACAGGTATCTAATGATCTTCAAGCTGATGGGTACAGACTCGAGAAAGTCCGTCAGGGGTTTGTCTCTATGTCTGGCCCTATGAAAGAGATTCAGAGACTGGTTATGCAGGGGGGTGCTATTAAGCATGATGGTAATCCCCTGATGGCGTGGCAGATAGACAATATCCGTCCTGCTATGGACCCTGCTGGTAATATTAAACCCGCTAAGCAGAAGAAGCGGGATAAGATCGACGGCGTTGCTGCGCTAGTCACAGCAATGAATGTATGGCAATTCCACAAAACAAAAGTCTCGGCTTACGGCGTGTCGGGCCTGGAATCTGTTTGAAATGTGTTATACTGTTTACAGGATTGAATTGGAGGTGTAATAGTGGGTTTCTGGTCTGGTATCTTTAACCGACTTCAGGGCATTACCACATATGAGCCTCGGCAGTATAAGGTCGGCCCTACTGAACTTGTCGACCTTTCCGGTGTATCAGCTGCTAAGCTATTCAAGACTCAACCACACCTGCGCACTGTGGTTACCTTTCTTGCCAGGAATATCGCTCACCTGGGTGTACATTCCTATGTTAAACAAAGCGATGGAGGCAGGCTGAGGGATACCTCGTCCCCTGTTGGCGGGTTTCTCTCTGGCGCCAAAGCTAATGAGAGTATGACTCTGTATCAGCTGATCTATGCTCTCGTTGTGGATAAGGCCCTTTATGATAGGGCCTACTGGTGGCCAGTAGTGAACCAGAACGGTAACTGGGAAGTCTACCGCCTGCCCCCTAGCTGGGTTCAGACTAAGTCCGATAATTTAGGTAAGGTCACACATGAGGTTAGCTTCGAGTCAGATAAGAAGCTTACCTTGGATAGTTCACGTGTGGTCTATTTCGGTGGATATCACCCAACTGACCCTGGCGGGTGCAGCGCAACGATCGTCAGTTTGAAGGAAGTACTGGCTGAGCAGATTCAAGCATCGAAGTACCGTCAGCAGTTGTGGGCTCGCGGGGGTAAAGTGTCTGCTGTGCTTCAGCGACCTGTTGACGCACCCCGCTGGACTGACTCTCAACGAGAGAATTTCCGTGAGGACTGGTACGAGAAATATACTGGGTCGGGTAAGCGCGCTGGGGGAACGCCCATTCTTGAAGATGGGATGACTCTTAACCGTGTGGACTTCAGTGCTACTGATCAGCAGTACATTGAGGGCGTTAAGCTTGCTTATAGCACGGTAGCTAATGCTTTCCACGTTAACCCCACAATGGTTGGTATTCTTGACAATGCTAATTACAGTAATGTTCGGGAATTCCGTAAAATGCTTTATGGGGATACACTAGGTCCGCTTATTGCGGAAATAGAGTCTACTCTTAACGCATTCCTTATTCCTATTATGGGTGGGGCTAAAGGCAGCTACATTGAATTCAATGTAGCTGAGAAACTCCAAGCTGATTTCGAGCAGCAAGCACAGTGGTTCCAGTCAGCTGTGGGCTCGGCGTACATGACTCGTAATGAGGCTAGGGCCAGGTTGAACCTGCCAGCTATCGATGGTGGTGATGACCTGATCACGCCACTGAACGTGAGTGTGGACCCTGGAGGGTATTCTCAGAATTCAGGTGAGGTTAGGGTCAAGAGTAGACCGCTGCGTGTGGACCGCCGGTCGTGGGTCAAGAGGTACACGATGGTACTGGAAGCTCATGCGAGGAAAGCTCTATACAAGTCAGGTAGGTTGAAGGTTAAAGCTTCAGCTGATGAATCGTTAGCTGAGGACCTGCTTGATCTTGATCTGGGGCTGACCAGCGAGGTAGGTAATAGGCTGCTTGAGGGACGTGACGAGGACTACGACAAAGTGTCTACTCGGTCATATCTGAAGAAGCGAGCTAAGCGTATCTCTCAGGGTATCGTGGATAGCCTGGAGGACCTAGAGGACGAGCAAGCTGAGTGGGAAGAGGCTATGGAGGGTGATGATCCTCCGGACACTGTCGAGCCTGTAGAGCACTGGCTGAAAGAAGCTGCCCTAGGCATGGCAGGGTCGATGGTTACGTGGGCTATGGGCTGGGCCACACAGGAGGCTGGCAGGCAGTCTGGTGCGGCAACTAAGACGTGGCACACTGGACCTAATGCTCGGGATTCCCACGCTTCTATGGACGGTGAGCGTGTGGGCCTCGATGAGGAATTCTCTAACGGGATGAAGTACCCTGGTGATGACGATGACCCTGCTGAGGTTGCTCACTGTAACTGTACGACTAGCATAGATTGGGAGTAGCGATTAAGACTAAGTCGTTTAAGGTTAAAGCAGAAGAATCTGAGTCCAGCGTAGGGGTATTCACTGGGTACGCGTCGGTGTTCGGTAACGTCGACTCGTATGGTGACGTCATGGTGCAGGGTGCATTCGCTGACACCCTGAAAGAATGGGAAGGACGGAAGATCCCGGTCTTCTATGGGCATGACCTCACTGACCCGATGAATAATATTGGCTACGTCGAGAGTGCCGAGGAAGACGACACCGGACTGCTTGTCCGGTGTGTGGTCGACACTGAGGGTCCGGGTAACGGGCCTGTCGTATATAAGCTTTTGAAGGAAGGCCGAATCGACCGTATGTCGTTCGGCTTTTATGTTAATGACGCAGATCACAAGGATGGCAAGACTTATATTAAGAGTGTGTCGCTTCTTGAGGTGTCTGTGGTCCCTGCCCCAGCTAATCCTGAGGCAGCTATTACTGACGTCAAATCTAAGAAAGAGGCAGAAGGAATGACGCCTGAAGAGATTGCTGAGCTTGTGGTCAAGCCGATTATCGAAGCGCTTGAGTCCAAGCTCGATGAGTATTTCGATGAGGAAGACAAGCCTGAGGATAATCCGGCTGAAGACAAGCCAGCTGATAAGCCTGAGGATAAGCCAGCTGGTGATCAGGCTAAGTCCATCCTCGCTGAGATTAAGGGGTTGTTTGCGTGAGCGGTATTGAGGCACTGAAAGTTAAGGCTGCTGAGATTAAGGGTCGACTTAAGGCAGTTGAAGAGTCAGGGGTTGTAGGTAAAGATACCGAATCTCTGGTCGAAGAGTATAAGTCAACTATTGCTAAGATCAAGTCCTTCGAGTCGAATGAAGGCGCGGTTAATGAACTGAAAGGAAATTCTGTGGCAGTTGAGCGCGAGGCCAAATCTCTGGGTGCGCACTTTGTTAAGCACTTCGGTCCTGAGCTTGCTCGGGTTAAGGGTCGCGACAATTTCTCGGTGAATGGCCCTGAGTTCAAGGGAGCTGAGGATTGGCACCTGACTTGGGACAGCCTGCTCGGCTTCGATGCCGATTATGACAAGGCTGCTCACTTCGCTCAGCCTCCGCTGTACGTCGGTGACCTGTTTGCTCAGGGTAACACCGATAGCGCTGCTGTGGCCTGGCTTGAGGACAGCGCTGTTGAGGGTGATGCTGGCCCGACTGCTCAGGGTGCCAAGAAGAACAACATTCACTTCGTTAGCCCGAAGACGAATATCGAGGCGCTGAAAAAGATCACCGGTATCCTGGCCTTCTCTGACGAAATGCTTGAGGATCATGCCTGGCTGGCCTCACACATTAACCAGCGTGGCGTGTACCGTATCGCTGTTGCTGAAGAGAACCAGATCCTGAACGGCTCTGGCCAGAACGGCCAGCTTCAGGGTGTCCTGACCAAGAGCGGTATCCTGGCCCGTGAGGTTGAGAAGACTGCTACCGCTGCTGAGTTCGGTGAGGCTATTCTGGGTGGCGCTATGGACGTCCTTCAGGAGAGCGGCTTCCCGGCTGACGCTATCGTGATTAACCCTCAGGACTACGCTGCTCAGCGTCTGGCTAAGGACAGCAATGGCCAGTACTTCGGTGGTGGCGCGTTCACTGGCGCGTACGGTAACGGTCAGGTTCAGATTGTTCCTTCGCTGTGGGGCCTGAACACCGTGATTTCTCCGCGTATCGCTGCTGGCACTGCTCTGGTCGGTGCGTTCAAGGCCGGCGGCATGTTGGTTCGTAAGGGTGGCGTCCGTATTGAGGCAACGAATTCTCACGCTGACATGTTTGTGTCTGACGTGACTGTGGTCCGTATGGAGATCCGTGAGCTGCTGACCGTGACTCAGCCGAAAGCTTTCTGCAAGGTTTCTCGCAAGGCCTGATCGTGGATCTTATTGGGGCTGATACTCTGGAAGCCCTAAGTAAGGGGGTCATCAAAAAGGATGACCCCCTTACCCCTATTCTTATTAGGCAGGCTTCCGGACTTATTAGGGAATTCTGCGAATGGCATATCTACCCTTTGATCACTGAGGCTAAGCGGATAGATCACAAGGGTGGACGTTTTATTAAGCTGCCCACACTGATGCTTCAGGATGAGCCTACGATCGAGTACCTAGGCCACGAGCGTGTGGTCCAGGAATGGTCTGAAGCTGGTATGTGCAGGCTGAGTGATCCACTGCCTGCTGCTATGGGGGCTATCCAGGCTACTATGACTCACGGGTATAGTGAGCTGCCAGCTACCGTGGAGGTTGTTACGGCATCTATTATTGTAGCTTCCAGGACTGCACCGGTCGGGATTAATCAAGCTGCCGTGGGCTCAGTATCGAGTACGTTTGAAGTTCCTGGTGGGGGTATTCGATTGAGCGCTTATGCTAAGCGGGCCCTCGATGGTTTTAGGTTGGTGTATCGTCCTTGAGCTTTCCCTTTCTAACTAATGGTTATATCTGGGTGGCTCGACTTCAGGACAAGTACGATGACCGGGGTAATCTGATTCAAGATCAGGTTGCTAAGGAGTTCACTATCCAGGGCTGCTCTATTCAGCAACCTAGTGCTACTGAGCTGGCTGGTGATAGGCAGGGTGACGGTCAGTGGACGTACACGGTGTACGCACCACTGACTGCATCCGTGCAGGCTAAGGACCTGGTCATCCTCAGCTGGGACCACAAAGGTACGCCGGGAGAATGGTTCAACAAGACCACACCTGTGTACCGTGTGTCCGGAGTTCCCGGTGTGTGGTCTTATGACTACCTCGGCCTTAGCCACCAGGTGATTAAGCTTGTGGCGGTGGACTGATGCTTGAGCGTCTCGAATTCAACGATGAGGGATTCCAGGCTATGCTTAAGTCATCTGAGGTTGCCTCAGTCCTGAACGATATGGCCCAGAAGATATGTGATCAGGCCAATGACAATGCTGGCCGTGACGATGCTTTTGAGTGGTCGGGCTATGTGGGTCAGACTCGAGCTAGGGCGACCGTGAGGCCGGCTAGCTTTTACGGGGCTAAGTCTGAGGCTGACAACAAGACGTTGACTAGCGCGTTTGGGAGTTATACTCATGGGTAAGTATGTTGCTGAGTTCCCTGACGCTGAGGCTGCATGCATTATGGGCTTGAGGGCGCACCTACAGGGAGTCCCTGTAAGGCAGCAAGCAGACAAGCTAGGAACACGACAGTGTGTGGTCAAGCTGACTAGTTCTGGTACTCGCCTTGACCCTCGTAGAGTGAGGGTCCAGCTTACCGTCACATGCTGGGGTAAGGACAACACTGATAGCACAGAAGCCTTTAACCTGGCGGCTAAATGTCTTAACTGGGTTGAAGAGAGACCCTATTATGGGCATATGGGTAAATACCCTTGCCATAAAGTAGATATTGTCTCTTATCCTTATTATGATCCAGATAGCAGCCAGTCATCTGGCGGTTCAGGGATCGCTCGATATTCTTTTACGTTCCGTATGATTCTAGCAGGAGTTAACTAAATGGCTGTAAATAACCGTAATGTGCTGGCAGGCCGTCCGGATCAGGCAGTTACTGGAGCTATCCTCTCCACTACTACTCTGGTGACTACGCTGCCTTCTGATCTGTACAATCTTGATCTGGGTACGCTTAAGCTGACTGACTCGGGGTATGTCAGTGACGCTGGCCTGACTCTGTCGGTTAAGCGTTCAACTAATGACATCAAAGACTGGTCTCAGTCTGTGGTTAAGAAGATCCTGAGTGAGTTCTCGGGTTCTATTAAGTGGTCTCACCTTGAGGTTTCTGAGGGCTCGGCGAAGAACTTCTTCGGTGAGAACAATGTCACTGTTACCCCGAAGACGACTTCTCAGGGAACTCGCCTGCTGATGAAGCTTCGCGCTGATGAGCTGCCCCACAAGACCTGGTGCTTCCGCATGAAGGATGGCGACGCTAAGATCATCATCTGGGTGCCCGATGGTCAGATCACTGAGGCTGATGACATCACGTTCGCCGCTAGTGACGCTATCAAGCTGCCTGTCACTCTGACGTGCTACCCTGATGCTCAGGGTAACTCGCTGTACATCGCCACTGATGACGGGGTGACCGGAGCGTGAGCAAGGTCTTTCAGCTTGACGGTCCCAAGGCTACGGACAATTTCAAGTTCCGTATGCCGGGGTCTAAAGTCACTCATGAGTTGCCGTCTCTTCAGAAGCTGCCTGTGGGTATACGTAAGCGTATGGGCGATCTGGCCGGGGCTATTCAGGCTCAGCAGGAGCGTGGTAAGAAGCCCACGTCCAAGCAGACTTCCGAATTGCTTGATTTCCAGCTTGATTTGCTTGAGCACTATGTTCCGGGTATCACTAGTCAGTTGGACGACGACATGTTTATGGCGCTTATGGAGGCGTGGAAAGAGCACTCTGAAATCAGCATGGGGGAATAATAGGGCTAGTGGGTGTGTGGCATAATCACCCACTAGCCCTAGAGCGTGAGCTCATTGGGCTAGGTTTGAGGTCCCGTCAGGTAGGCACAGAGGAGCTCACCTGGCGGGACCTTCAGGCTATAGTCAGCCATGCTGAGCCAGGAGGGCCGCTGGCTAAGGATCTAGGCTACGTGTGGACCACGGACGGCTACATGCTAGCTAACATCTACGACGTCCTCGCTGGGGCCAACTGGCAGCGTGCTGGCAAGTCAAGTGAGCCTCCACCTAAGCCCATCCGAAGGCCAAATGAGATTAGGGATGACGAGCGTGCTTTCGGGTATGACCCCATCCCTCTGAGCGAATTCAATGATTGGTGGGATGCTTAATGGCTTCAGTTGAGCTAGCTACAGGTTACTATCAGCTAGTTCCCTCAATGAAGGGTAACAAGGAAGCTATTGTTGGAGAAATCACTGGCGCTGTAAACGAGGGGTCCGATAAGGCTGGCAAAGAAGGTGGAGCTAGGTTATCTACTAGGCTAGCCGAGGGGCTTAAGGGTAGTTCTCTTGCGGCCCTCGGTGCAGGTGTGGCCGCGGGTATTGGTGCTGCCCTCTACAAAGTTGGTGAGACTTTCGATGAGGTCACTGATACTATCCGCACGGGTACTGGTGCTACTGGTGAGGCTCTCGATGGACTAGTCGATGTTGCTAAGCGTGTGGGATCTACTACGCCAGCTGAGTTCAGCAAGATAGCTCCCGTTGTTGCTGACCTGAATACCAGGCTGGGCTTGACTGGCGAGGACCTCGAGACTGTGGCTAAGCAGGTACTTGAGGCTGGCCGGCTGCTGGGTCAGGACGTGGATATCAGCAAGACCACAGCAGCATTCAGCGCGTTCGGTCTTGAGGCTAAGCAGATTCCTGGAGCTATGGATGACTTGTTTAGGGTCAGTCAGGCTACTGGTTTAGGCTTCAATGACCTAGCTCAGAAAACCGCTCAGGCCGCGCCTACAATGAAAGCTCTTGGGTTCGGGTTCCAAGACACAGCAGCAATGATCGGTGCCTTCGATAAGGCGGGGCTTAATTCAAGCCAGATTATGACCTCCATGACTAAGGGCTTGACCACGCTGGCTAAGTCTGGTGAGGAACCGAAGGAAGCCTTCAAGCGAGTTACCGGTGAAATCAGTGGCTATATACAGACAGGTAATGAAGCTGCTGCTCTTAAGCTAGCTAGTAAGTTGTTCGGCACTAAAGGTGCAACCCAGTTTGTGGAGGCACTAAAGCAGGGCAAGATCGGCGCTGAGGACATGATGAAGTCCATCGGCGCTACTGATGACACTATTCTTGGAGTGGCCGGTGAGACGTCGGACTTCGCTGAGAAGTGGCAGATAGTTCAGAACAACGCACAGCTCGCCTTGGAGCCACTGGGCTCAGCCGTGTTCAGTACTCTTGCTGATGTCTTGTCGGCTATGGCGCCTACTCTACAGGATATAGGTAACTGGCTGAAAGAGAACACGTGGGCTTTCGGAGCTCTGGGTGCAGCTATTGCAGGTATCCTGATTCCAGCCTTCGTTACGTGGGTGGCAGGTATCTGGGCGTCTACGGCAGCTCTTCTTGCCAGCCCTATCACGTGGATTGTGGTCGGTATAGCCGCTCTTGCTGCCGGACTTGTCCTCCTGATTGCTAACTGGCAGGCTGTATCTGATTTCATCGGTGGTGTGTGGAACGCTACTGTGGAAGGAGCTGGGCACCTGTGGGAAGACTTCGTCAGAGGCCTGACGGAGTTCGCTACGGGTATTGGCCAGTGGTTTATGGAAGGTCTGGCTGGGGCTGGGCAGCAGATTGCTGAGTTCTTTGCTGGCCTACCTCAGATGATCCTTGATGGCCTTGCTGCTCTTGGCGAGGTTACCTTGATGATTGTGGGCTTCTCTATAGGTATCTTCGCTGGCCTGATTGTGGGCTTCGTACAGTTCCTGGGGTACATTCCAGGATGGCTCGCCTCTGTGGGTGAGTGGCTGATGTCGCTTCCTGGAAAGGTACTTGAGTGGCTTGCGGGACTTGGCCAGCTTGCTGGTAAGGCGGCTGAGTGGTTTGGCGGTTTCTTCCAGAGCATGGTCCGTAAGGGTGGCGAGATTATTGAGTGGGTTAAGCAACTGCCTGGAAAGATCATTGGGGGTATAGCGTCACTGGCGTCGAGCCTTCCTCAGAAAGCCTCTGAGGCGTGGAACGGATTCCTCCGTAAGGCTCAGGAGCTAGGTGGCCAGGTTGCGGAATTCGCTCGCTCGCTGCCAGGCAAGATCACTGGAGCTCTTGGTGATCTAGGCAGCCTTCTGGTCCGGTCTGGCGGTGCTCTTGTGGATGGCTTCTTGCGGGGTATCCAAGGGGCGTGGAACTCGCTTGTGGGCTGGGTTAAGCAGGGCATGGATTGGTTGCGTGGTCTGTGGCCTTTCTCCCCGGCTAAGTGGGGGCCTTTCTCAGGTAAGGGTTATGTGACTCATTCAGGTAAGGCCATCATTAGGGACTTCGCCGATAGTCTTAAGAATGAGCAGCCTTATCTGCTTGATTCAGCTAAGAGTGTTATGGGTGACTTCCAGTCGAATTTCCAGCCTAACCTGAACGGTGTTCAACCTGCTTATGCTGGAGCTAATGCTGGAGGTAATACCAGTAGAGTCAATGTCAACGCATACAGCAGTGACCCCTACGCCACTGCCGAAGAGGTCGCAAGGCAGCTGAGGAGACTAATGTGAAAGAAGTCACGTGGAATGGCCACGTGATCAACGGTGGGGACTGGGTTGTGAGCGAGTGCAAGCTCTTCGGCTCAGCCCCTGCCGTTGCGCAGAGTGGCCAGCGTGTGGGCTATGACGGTATATGGCGTACTAAGGCATACCATGGCGCTAAGTCCGGTGCTATCAAGGGGTATTATGTAGGGCAGTCTCTTGAGGATGCTGAGGAGGCCATGGAGACTCTCCTTAGCATCGCGGATATTAACACCTCACCTCTGACGGTTAACACACCACGCGGACCTAAAACCATGTATGTGGCCAGGGACAGTGCGCTCGATATCACGTTCATGGCCAACGGTAGCGCATTTGAGTGGGGCGCTACGCTGATAGCTCCTGACCCTGTGTGGTGGCGTGGGGGTCAGACTCCTGACGGCCAGATCGATGACCAGTATACGGCTAAGCATAGGTTGTATCTGCCCAACCTTACGGGCGGTATTAAGTTCCCGCTCAAGTATCCTATCTCTTTCTTGGAGTCGGGTAACTACGGTTCGGTTACGGTAAGCTCGGGCTACCATAACAGGGTGTCTTTGAAGCTATATGGGTATGTGCAGATACCGTCTGTGATATTCTCTGGTCCTGGTGGGGCCGGACGCTTGCGGTGGGACTTCACCTTACAGCAAGACGAGTGGCTAGACATTGATCTGACTAACCGCACGTCGCTTAGGCAGGGTCAGTCCTCTGCGTCCCCTACTATTAGGGAATGGCCTGAGCTTGGCAGGGGAGAGTTGACTATTGGGTTCAGGTCTGACGTGTATTCCCCTACTGCTTATCTCGATGTAATTGTTAGACAGGTGACTATATAATGGCTCTTGATAACGTGCTACCTATTGGTGGCAATATTTCAGTGAATGCCGCGGAATTCCGTAGGCTTGACGTGGGCTCGACTATGGTCCACGACACCCATCCTCTGGCGTGTAGGCCTGGTGTGACGTCGGGTATGACACCTAGCCTCAACGGTAGCCAGATCAGGGTCAGTTCTGGTACGGCTATTGTTACGCCTGTGGCCTCGAATAACGGCAGCTACCGTGTCGCTAACGTAGACGATGTGGGCTTGCCTCTGTACGCTAAGGATACGTCGTATCCGCGTACTGACATCCTGGTGCTGAAAGTGTATGACGGCACTGTTGATGGCAGTAACAAGTACCAGGCCTCGTTCGAGATGATTAAGGGTGTGGCATCCGCTAGCTTCCCCACACCTGCTACGCCAGCAGGCGCGCTGCTGATTGCACGTGTGATCGTGTCGACTACGGGTAGCCCCACGCTTTATGATGCTAGACAATATACGTGTGCTGTTGGCGGGACTATCCCGTGCTATTCGAATAGCCGGCCCACAACGTGGTTCCTCCAGAAGGGCCAGCGTATCTACGAGCTGGACACGAATAAGGTGATGCTGTGGACCGGTAGTTCGTGGCGTGAGGATACGGTTATTCCACAGGTGACCTTGCCACGTATCCCTGCTATTGCGTCGGGTACGGTGACTGCTAGCTCAGCAGGGCCGGCTGTGTTCACTATCCAGTTCCCGCCTGGACGTTTCTCGAACGCTCCTCGTGTTGTGGCCTCGGTTAGGTCAGCCTCGGGCGACTTCACTTGGGATACACCTAAACCATATAACGTCACTGCGACACAATTTCAGATGTTCGTCAAGAATGGTCGAGGTTGTGACTTTGACTGGATAGCGATTGAGAACGGATAATGATCAGATGGCATTCATTTGCCGCTCTTGATGGCAGGCCGTTAGCAGATCTCCCCGGATTAGCTGTTAAATCTAGCCTGTCATCCATCATCGGACGGGGAGACTCCGTGACTGTGAGCCTCCCCGTCTGTGATAGGTGGCCTGCTAACTGGCATGATGGCACTCAACCTATGCGTGCTGTCCTTGCGGCTATAGATGACAACATCGTCTTGTGGGCTGGCTGGGTAGAGAAACGCTCATATGGGTCAGATGAGGCTATGGAGCTCACACTTCAGCCTGCTGAGGAGTGGCTGAAGCGCAACTATATCCCTGAACTGGTTTTCAGGGACCAACGGTATACCACGATCGCTAGAGGAATAGGTCTAGACCGTCTGGTAGCTCAGTTTAATGGGCGTCTGGACGAGGATCCTACCCTTGATTGGGGTGATAGGACGTACCGTGCTGACCAGGATATGACATGCCTGGCCGGTCTCCAGAACCTCATGAAAACAAAACACGGTGCTGAGTTCGCTACGTCGTGGGAACTCCACGAGAATGGCCACCTCGGCATTGTGGTCCACACCGCATACAGGCTTGGCGGTGTAGGCAAGGAGACTGCTGGGGCTGCTGTGCTGTCCCAAGGTACCTGGCAGCAAGTAGAAGACTGCTCTGACGGTAAGGGAGCCACTATCTGGCGTGTGGTCTCGAATAGATCTGGGGATGAGCGCAAGGAATTCGCTACATCTAATGGTCAGGTCCTGCAATATGGGTGGCTTGAGCTCGAGAGACGCTGGACTCCTGACACGGGGTCAGTGGATGATGCTGTTTTGCAGCAGTACATGTACGCGGCTAAGGAGAGTCAGCAGTACGGGCTGACGTCTATTAGTGTGGAGACTACGTTGGACCATTTCATGCCAGGTCGTGACTTCGTTTTGGGCGACTATGTGGATATTGATATGACTAATCTTAGTAACCCTGAGCTGCAATTCAAAGGGAAAGCCAGGGTAATTGGGTGGGTATGCGACCCTGACCCCGTATCTGGGGAACTTACTAAGATTAAGCCTATGCTTTCACTGGAGGATTGATGAGTTTCGACCCAACAACGGTCGATAGGCCGTCTAATGACCAGGGTATTAGGGAGGTAGTTAACCGCCTGGAGGCTTTGGAGAACCGCATTAACGAACTCACGGCCACTATTGGCGGGGAAGGGGCGGTGTATAACCGCTCTCTGTTCCACGTGAAAGGCCATGCGAAGTTCGACGGGACCCTAGAGATTGCTGAAGGCCTGATTGGTGACAAGGCACTCAAGTCTCAGATCGCTGTTGATGCGGGTAATTCCCGCAATCTTGACTGGTCTCCTGTGACTAGCTGGACCACAGGGGTGTCTACGTTCGTTGTGGCCCCTAGCTGGGCTACTAAAGCGCTGGTCATAGCCGGTGGGTCGATCATGCCTAACTACGACGCCAACGCTGGCACCCCTGCATGCTGGGGCAGGGTCGAGTGCAGGGGGCAATACAGCCCTGACTTCCTGTCATTCCTAGGCTCATCGGCTATCCCATCGAATATTTCGTGGCCATTCTTCACTGTACCTGATCCACGTGAAGGGGGGATTGAGGTTAATTGCCAGGCTAAGCTTTACAGCGGTAGTTCTAATAGAGGCGGACGTTGTTTCGTATCCGCTGTTGTACTGTGGTTGAGGTGATATGTTGAGCCCTGAGACTATGGGTAGCCTTATTGGGGCTATCCTAGCGGGTATTTTAGCGGTCGGTTATAGCGGTGTAAAAGTATATAAGGCCATGTCTGGGTCGCTTAAGAAGATAAAGGATCTTACTGCTGACCTGAAAAATGATACTGAAGCACTAGTTTACGACAAAACTGATGCTGAGGGTAACACAGTCCAGGATAAGTTGAATATCCTACTTAAGCAGGCTGACAAGACTAATACTGACCTCGAGATTCTTTCGTCTACAACGGCGGAAATTAAGGGGGTACTAAACCGGCATGATAAAGAGATTGGCCGGTTTAACACGAATTTGAGCCAGCTCAATGAACGAGTATCGAATTCGGAGCGTATGTTGACTTCCAGGTTGGAGGAACACGGTCAGCGCATCCTGGCCGTGGAGACAAGGAAGGAGGGTTAAATGGGATATGTGTCTGTGGGCCCTAAATACAATGGACAGGAAGCCTACGCTGCTGAGATTCCAGCTAAGTGGTACAAGCTATTCAAGCGCTATATGGCTAAGTATCACCCGGATATCTCGATTATCCTGATCCAGGCTAAGGGAGGTGCAGCTGCGAGTGCAGGAACGCACAGCGATGGCTGGGCGTTCGACTTCCAGAACTGGCACCTGACGTCTAAGCAGAATGAGATTCTGGTAGCTGAGTCACGTAGGTTCGGGGGTGTGGCTTGGGCTAGGTATAGGAGTCAGGGTTTCGAACCCCATGACCATGTGGCTTGTGATTCTGGTGGTAGTTCTGACACTGCCTGCCAGTACCAGGTTGTTGCTGCCCATGCAGGGTACAACGGCCTAGGCTACCGAGGTCGTAAGGCTAGCGATAATCATCCCGCCCCTGCTAAGTGGGTTACGTGTGCCCAGGGTATAGGCATGATGGAGGCTATCCTGGGTGGATTCAAGACAAATGAGGAAGGACCAACATTGGACAAGAGCGAACTGATTCAGGCTGTACGCGAGGGCGTTGGCGGACTCAACTGGGGTAACGAGACTTTCGGAGCGTACCTCGGACGTATGCAGGCTGCTTGCCAGACTGCTGCCTACTACGCCCACCAGGCTGCTACTCAGACTGCACCTATCACCAGGCCGGGCGACCCGTCGGCTGACTCTCGTGGTCAGGTTGTGATCCGCCAGGAGATCGCTGACGCTAAGACCCGCATCACTGCGGTGCAGGCTCAGGTTGAGGAACTGCGTAACAGCATGGAGCAGCTTGTTGAACTTGTCAAGACTCTGACTCCGCATGACCCTGGAGTCACTGCCTGATAGCCTGAAAGGAGGTGTGGTCCCCTGATGAAAGACTACTTGAAAAAGAAACCACTATATGACTACAGGTCATACGGTGGGTGGGGTATACAGCGTCCTGAGCACGGTACTCTAGGTCGATTCGACCCGGCCATGACTAAGCTACTTCCGGATGGCCGAACGTTCGAGTTGAAGATGCAATTCGATCGTCCAGCATACTTGATGTATGTCGAGGCAGGGGCCGCACACGAGAAGGCGCTGCATAACTCTCTGAGGTGTGGTTCATGGGCGTCCCTTTACAACGTCAAGGGTGAGGGCTACTGGTCCATGTGGGTCAAGAACCCGCCCTCCTGGACGACTGAAATGGTAGCTATGCTGTGGCCCGAGGAAGACTCCAGGTGGCCTGAGGGCGAGATCAACTTCATGGAGACCCAGTCTGACAAGACTAAGACTCAGCTGAATCTCCACTGGCCCTCACCTAAGGACCGCTCACCGCAGCACTGGCCTGTGACAATAGACCTAGACACACGCCAGTGGCACAAGTACGGGGTACGTATCTACCCTGATTGCGTACGGTGGTTTGTGGACGGCAAGATGGTGAGGCACCTAGACACAGAGTTCTCACCCTACAATACTCGCCTGCACTTCGCTGTGCAGTGTGGGGTGAATCAAAACTTCGGGGTGATGTGGCACAAAGACATCGCCTGGGAAGAGAATATGTACATCATCCCTGAGAGAGCCCCAGGGATACTGTAGTTAGGAGACACATGGATATTACTACGCTCGCCACTGTACCGGCTATGCTCGCTATTGTCGAGCTGCTGAAGCGCCTCGGGCTGCCAACTAAGGCCGCTATGCCGGTTACTGTGGTCTTGTCCGTTGCTCTGGGCCTTGCTCAGACTTTCCTTGGAGGTGATCCTGTCTACCAGGCTGCCGCTAAGTACCTGCTGATGGGTCTCGGTGCGTGTGGCCTCTACGATGCAGCTAAGCTTGCATCCCCTACCGTGGAGCAGAAGAACGAGTTGAACACTACTGTCCCTCGTCGTGCTGAGGCTCCTGAGGTGACTGCCTGATCTAAGGCATAAAATAACCCCCTACCTGTTCAGGTAGGGGGTTATTTGTTTTCTGTGCTCCTCATTCTAGGAGGAGCAGTACAGTTAGTACTAGCAGGATAGCTAACAGTGCGTTGATAAGTGACAAGCATTCACCACCTTTCGTTAAGGAAGTACCCAACAGTCAGCCCGAGGGCCAGAGCCAGTAGTACCATAGCCACACACATGTCCATGATTCTCACCTTGTGCCTAGGTGTTTCTTGATGATCCGCTTGATGATCTTCTCAGGTGGCCAGCAGTACAGGCCCGAAACTTGAGCGATTTCTTGACCACACGCCAGACGCTGCTCCTGACTAGTGTGGGGGTAGTAGTAGCGTAGCTGCGCAGCCATTGCATCCGGGTCGATCACCATAGTGCGTCTCCAATCGAGTCGATTTCGTCCATGAGGTTGTCTAGTTCACAGTAGTAGCAGTATGCGGCCAGGTAGTCAGGCAAGTCTACACCGTCCCAGGTTACCTTACCTTCAGCAGCATGGTCAATGTCAATCTTGAGGTTGACGAGGATGGCCTCGCTGAGGTCCTCTCCGTACACGTTGAGGACGTGATCGTGAAGCTCAGCAAGGTCGATGCCGTGCTCGGCTACGTACTCGGGGTCTCTCTTGAATCCTAGCATTGGGTTGCCTCCATGTCGTCTAGCAGGTATACCAGTGGTGAGCGTTCAACTCCTGGTACAGCCCTCAGTCTTGTGATTGTTTCTTTCAGGTCAAGGTCTCTGGGTATCACCCTGAACGCCTCTGACTCTAGCACAGTGGCGTAGTGCTTGTCTAGTACCCACTCAGCCCTGAGCATGAGTGCTGGTACGGGGTCAGTGAGCAGGTCTCCTGCCAGGCTGTCGTCGATGCTCTCCCCCGCGTGGTCGTATAGCTCTTCACCACAGGGCAGGTACCTGTCTGCTGCACGTTGGCAGTACTGCACTGCCCAGTAGCGGGGGCATACCCACAACTCCCACTCCCACATGAAGTCGTCTATAAGCTCGTCGTACCCCCACTGGCTTAGCTTGTCCAGTACCTTGACGTGACCTGGTGTAGCTGCCACGTCCCTCAACTCATCAATAGTATACACTGTTCACCGCTCCACTACGAGAAAGACTGCATTGACTGGAGTGTGCTGGCTGGCATCCCAGTAGATGTCTCCCAGCTCACTGGTGTAGAGATAGCCACACTCCAGGAGTGCTTCAATGCTAGCCCCGTAGAAGTTCTCGACTGTCTCTACCTTGATTGTTCCCTGTGTTTCGATCATGGTATTACCTTAGCACACTCTAGAGAGATTGCACAACCTCAGGCTGCCACTCTCCTGGAGTGTCTAGCCCGGTGACGACTAGGTCCTGTGACCCCGACTTAGTTTCTACTTGAATACTCAACGACTCTGCCTGCCTGGTGATGTACAGACTGTTGTCTGACCACGCATGCAGGGCCACACTGCCTGCCAGTGCTGCACCTCCACTGGAGGGGAGGTCTTTGCTTGCCTTACGTGTGTGGTGCACTATTAGCTGAGCGCACCCTGTAGCCTGAGCTACGGCCTTGATGGGCTGTAGGATCTGTCCATACATGGCCTGAGAGTCGTTGATTGACTCGGTGGTCAGCATAGACAGAGTGTCGTAGCACACCAGGCCTATATCCATAGACTCTACGGTCTCGCCTATCTCCTCGGCTAGCTCTGGTGACAGCCCCTGTGTGGGCCTGCCTGCTATATAGAGTGGGATATCCCCGTCAGGAGGATTCAGCTCCAGAACGCCGTGCCTGTAGGTTATGTACCCTCTAGGGTCATGGTGGGGGAATCGACACTGTAAGATAGTCTGCACACGAGACCACACGCGTGAGAGGCTGTCCTCAGCCTCCACGATCAGGCATGGCGCCTGATGTGATCTAGCATACCCCAGCACGGGCTGACCTAGAGCCAGGCTGATACACATGTCCAGCATGATCCAGCTCTTGTAGTGCTTAGGGGGTGCAGCTATGAAGCCACAGCCACCCTCCTCTACCAGGCCGTCTATACGCCACTTAGGTTCAGGCATACCTACTAGATCAGCTATAGGTCTGATCTGTAGCAGAGGCTCTTTAGGTGAATCTTCAACTATCTCGATAGTATCAATAGTTTTAGACCCTGCGAGGTCTAGTTTACTAGCTACCCTCTGAACCTCAGCCTTCAGCTTGTCTACTGAACCCCATTTATTAAGGCACGTGTGCCTGATCAAGCCAGGGATAAACTCCGGCCCTACCCCGCACTCCAGCATGCTAGCTATAGCCGCGTACAGCTGGCTCGACCTGTCACCAAGGGCTTTACTAGCACGAAGCTGCCCAGCTATAGATGCCGAGCTACCATCCAGTGTCCTGTACACTGCGGAGGCCAGCTCCCCAGGAGTCTGTGTGGCCCCATATACTGGCCTACCTACCTGACAACCTCTCTTGTGTGAGGGGGTACCAGGTACCCTGAGTAGCTGGGTAGCATCCCAGCCCCCAGGGTCGCATCCTAGCACGTGGCTGACAGCCCTAGACAGGCTGTCCTGATCAGGCTGAGGCACAGTCTCAGTCAGTCTCCAGATAGCCTGTGTGTGACCCGGGCTACTAGACCACACAGCGAGGGGGTTAGTGCCCTCCGTGTGGCCGTCGTCTACGTCAGACCAGATCAGCGGGACCGCTTTGAGGTACTCCGCCTTCCTTTCCGGCCGAGAGAAAAGACCGGGAGTGAAATATACATCCTGCCCAGCTTCAACGAGATCCCGCACGTAGCGTTTCGCTTCGTCAAGCTGGCCCACAGCCCGAAAGGCTTTGCCCGGGTTGAAAGCCTGGCCCGGCCATTTGATCCCGCAGATGAAAAAATACCCATCACAACCCTCCCAGATCGTCTCGAAGAACCTCATCCTCAACCCTAGCTATCTCTTCCTGGTAGGTATCTGGTGTGACACACGCCCAATACCCTCCGGCTGACATGATATCAGCCCCAACTCGAATTTGCCACTGGCTCAAAGATGAGCCTGTCTTGAGCTCCAGACCTACAAACCTACTTCTGTAGCAGGCCAGCAGGTCTGGAATACCCTTCTTAGTGTACTGGCTGGCGTGGTATTTGACAACCCACCAACCTCTAGATTCGATGTACTTCTGTACCTGTCGTGAGAACGTACTCTCTAGCATGCCCAGAGCAGGGCTCAGGTCCCTGCTCCAGACTATGTCAGAGAATGTCGTCGAACTCCCCGAAGTCGTCCTCAACGTCCTGCTGGACTTCCTCCTTAGCCTTGGGCTCGACCTCAGAGAACTGGGCCACACGTGCGACACGGCTGCGCAGCTTGCCATTGTAGGTGTCGTCCTCAAGCTCTACGTTGATCTTAGCCCCAACGTACTTGGCAGGATCAATCTGGACAACCTTGTTAGGAACCTTAGTACCGGAAGCTTCGATCAATTCGCGAAGCTTCCACAGCTGATTCGGGACGATCTTGCAGTAGTAGGGGTAGCGTCCAGGACCTGCCACGATAGCGAACACCAGCATGTCGGTGTTATCTGACTTGGTCTTGGTCATCTCCACACCAGTGATCTCAGCGTTGTACACGCCTGGCGCCTGGTGGACGGTGCTGAAGCTCGGTGCCTTGACGTCGGAGAAGTCGATCGAAATCTTAGCCATTGTTGGAGTTCCTCTCTTTGAGTACCTGTCGGATGTAATCGATTGTAGCAGTAGTAGTAGTGAAGAAGCAAACCGTGATGGTGAACATATCACGATTGACATGATCGTTGTAGCGCACCTCGTACTGGCCTACTTGGTGGGCCACAGTGATGGGGTTGGGTACGTCAATCACCGCAAGGTCCTTGTGCTCGATACGCCAAGGCAGGTCATCCATCTGATCGCACAGGCGAATGAGCGCATTGCTACATACCTTTGAAAAATCAATCATGCGTGAGGTACCTTTCAAGCCTTTCCCAAGTAGGAGACCCCAACCAGGGCTTGCGGGCCGCTATATCAGCCCGACACCCTGCCACGATACCCTGTGTGGGCTTGAGCCACATACGATACCCGGTGTTGGAGTCTCTCTTAACTGACTCCGTATAACCTATCACGTCCGCATACATGAGTGCAAACTGTCGGGCCTGGCCGGGGAGAGCCAACGTGACTTCCTTAGTCTGGGCCACATCAGCGTCCTCAGGATCAGCCTCATCCACGTAGGTGACCTTAGCCTGGCCCGTGAGTACCACAGGGATGTCAAGACCACGCAGAGTAAGGATGAGTGACTTAATCAGTTCGTTTGCCTGACCATACTGAGGCAGACTGACGGGCTTGGCCACAGTCAAGAGGTCGCCACGCTTACGCCCAGAGACGAAATTCAGAGCAAGCTCATGGGCTACCGTAATACTGTCCAGGGCCACAGCTGTGGGAGGCTTGGCTACGATGGACTGAACCTCTTTGGCCAGGGCCTCCCAGGTATCTACCTGTGTGGTCTCGGCCTGCACTGCTCGGGTGCCACCTTCGAGGTCGATGATGCGTACCCCAGGCACCGTAGCTGCGAACGTCGTCTTTCCTGTCTTAGGCTGCCCATATACTAGTGTGATCATTTGTACCTTTCCATAGGGTCGCGCTTGTCATAGAATTGTAAGAATTGCTCTTCAGTGCCGAACTCAACTCGTGCCGCGGCGAGCTTCCCCATACGGCACAGGTACGAATTACCACACACTGACGGGTTACGGTCCTCTGGCGGCTTAGACCAGTCGTACTCCCCAACCTGCCTAGCCCACCTCAGTATCGATTTGATCTGCCTGGCATGTACCTCCTTATTGAACGGCACCAGCAGCCTGGTGAAGGCTGGGCAATGTTGACGCTTCAACAACTCAGCATCCTTCGCAATGACATCGCACTCCGCTGAGGTAATCTCAGTACGGTGCTCATGAGCCCAGTCTATCAGAGATCGATAGCAAGTGCTACCCGTGGACCCTTTAGTCAACTTGAGCTTACCTGTCCTGGTCAGCTGAGGCCACACGACACGCTGTGGTTGTATGTAGTCCCAGATCATCCCACCAAGAGGCAGGTCCCAGCCAAGCCTTCGCTTGTTGCCCTCGAGGAGCCAGAGGTACGCGTGAGACTGAATATCCAGCTGACGGTACTCGGCTGTAGGGAGGGTCTGGTGGGTTTTGTGGTCCAGCACCCACAGACGGCCTCCGAGCTCGACTACCTTATCGATCTTACCTCGGTAGTCGTGGCTGCATCCTGGGATACCCCTGCTCAAATCGAGCTCGCACGCCAACACGTTGAGGGGCTCATCACGGTATCTGTACTCATAGGCGCGATACACACGGTCAAGGTCGTCATAGATCTCATGCTCTTCCTCCATAAGGTCCTCCGGACGCTCAGGAGGGGTACCTGTCTCGAGCCACGCGTGTAGGTATGTGCCCCTGTCAAGGGCCGTACCTGGATGTGGCTTGGCTGAGATCCCCTGGAGGTCATAGTAGGCCTCCAGAGGGCAGTTCAGCCAGGCCTTAATCAAGCTTGTCGTTACCTGCATGTCTCCTACTATACCTCTATCTCTGGTCCCCAGCAAGTTCCTATTTCGACGTCCGCCACCAGAGGGCAGTCGAAGTGGGGCAGAGGCTCCTCCATGATCCCCTTAATCATAGACGCTGTGGTATCTGCTAGGTCATCAGGGACCAGCACCAGAACAGCGTCGTGTACCAGACCCAGTATGTGGCTGTCTCCCTCAAGGCGAGACCACACCTGCACGGCAGCCTTCAACATTATGTCGCTACCCGTGCCCTGCACCTGAGAATTTACAGCTTGGCGCTCAGCGGCTGCTACTTCATACTCGTCGCTGCTGTACAGGCCAGGTAGGTGACGCCTACGTCCGAACATCGTGGCGCTGTACCCCAGCTGATGTGCCTTGGCCTTAGCCCTACGGTGCCACGGCCGTAGCCCTGACCAGTGCTGGAAGAACGACTCCCTGAAGGACTCCGCCTCGTCTAGCGTGATGTCCGTACCGTAGCTAACCTTAGCGAACTGCACGAATGACTTGGCCGACATCCCATACAGGAAGCCGAAGTTGACAATCTTAGCTTTCCTGCGATCAAAGCTATTGTCGGGGTCCAAACCAATAGCACGTGTGGTCTGTGAGTGGATGTCACCTCCGTCACGATACAGCTCGAGCATGTTCTTGTCACGCGAGACCACAGCGGCTACACGTAGCTCCAGCTGGCTGTAGTCAGCCTCTACGATCTTGTACCCTTCAGGGGCAGCTACTAGACCCCTTATGTAGGGGTCCTTCGGAACTTGCTGGAGGTTAACACCAGCCCCATCGCAGACCTTGCCTGATGACAGCCTGCCTGTTACCGTACCGTGAAGCTTAAACGAGGTATATAAACGTCCCCTTTCATCTATTTGCTCTTTATAGGGGGTAATAAACCCGTCTATGTTCTTCTTTAGTCGTGACCTTTCTAATAGTGTTTTAGCAATAGGGTGATCCATATATGCAAGCGCCTTTTTAGAAAGGCTGGGTGCTCCATTAGGGAATGCCTTAGTGGGCTTTCCTATTTCCTTTTTAGGTTGGTATACTCCTGCAAGGGAAAGCAAATTTTCTCC